CCTTCGCGCGGAACTACTTCACGCGGGTCAACTACGTTGACGTCTTCGGACGCAACATCGGCTTCGACTACGAACACATCCTCGCCGCCATCCGCGCGACATTCCCGAACGCGAAGACATCGAAGCGCTGGCTCCGCATGATGGCTTACGAACTCAACGGGGTCGTGCCAATGCCGGCGCGTCGCCGATCTCGCCGGGCGCTCGCCGAGGAGTTCGCTATGTCGCTCCTCGTGCGCCGAGTTCGTGGCAGCGACACGCGGGGCATGCGGTTCGATCACATCGTGAGGATCGTACGTGAGAAATTTCCCGATCAAATTTTGAAGGCGTCGGACTTCCGACGTCTTGAGAGCCGGCTGCGCGGGCTCGGATTCTACGTGCCCGAGCGCGTCCGATGAGCCGGTACACGGACTACAACCGATCTCCCAAGGGTCAAGAGCGGAATCGGGTCTACCGTCGATCGCCTAAGTATCTAGACCGAAAGCGTGCCTACCAACATTCGCCCAAAGGCCGGGCTACTGACCGAGATTATAGAAGGGAACTCCGATGCCGAAAACAAAATCAGATGCCGAGCGCCTCTCCGATGCAAACGACATCATCCGAAGCAAGCAGGCACAAATCATCCAGCTCAACAAAGAGCTGCGATCCCGCACGCAAGCGAACGACACGGCGGAAAGCCTCCGCAAAGAAATCTTCGGACTGAGCGCGTACACGTGCGAGCCGCCGACGTGGCTCAACGCGCTCCCGAAGCCCGGCAAGCACATGCAGGAGGTGCCGCTCGTCGTCGCGAGTGATTGGCACTATGGCGAGACGGTTGATCCTGATCAGGTCGGCGGGATGAACGCCTTCAACCGCGCAATCGCCAAGAAGCGGATCAAGCTGCTCGGCAGCACAATCATCGATCTCTGCTTCAACCATACGACGAACCCGACCTATCCGGGCATCGTGCTCTGTCTCGGTGGCGACATGATCACTGGAGCAATCCACGAAGACCTTCGCGAGACCAACGACGGCCCGGTGACGCTGTCGGTGATGGAGGTGCAGGAACAAATCATCGGCCTGATCAATCTCCTTGCCGACAAGTTCGGCAAGGTGTTCGTGCCGTGCGTTCCCGGCAATCACGGCCGTACCACGATCAAGCCGCGCGCCAAGAACCGCGTATTCGATTCGTGGGAGTGGGTCATCTATCAGAACATCGAAAAGTGGTTCTCCAACGATCCACGCGTCACGGTCCACGTGCCCAACGAGGTCGACGCGCACTTCTCTATCTGGGATCATCGCTTCATGCTCACGCACGGCGACACGCTCGGTGTGAAGGGCGGCGACGGCATCATCGGGGCGCTCGGTCCGATCGCACGCGGTGCTATCAAGGTTGGCCGGTCGGAAGCGCAATGCGGACGCGACTTCGACACGCTCATCATCGGGCACTATCACACGTACATTCCGCGCGGTGACGCAGTGCCCGTCCTCTGCAACGGCTCGCTGATTGGCTATAACGAATACGCGCGGCTCGTGCTGCGTGCCGGACCGGCCGCGCCAAAGCAGGCGTTGGCTTTCGTGCATCCGAAGTGGGGCATCACTGTTCAGCGTGGAATCGATCTTGGTGCGGGCGAGCGCGTCGCCAAGGGCTCTTCGGCATGGTGCGCTTGGGACACGAATAAACCAAAACTCGTTGTCTGAAAAATTCCGCTTGACGATTGTCGAGGCCCGGGCTAACACGCTCGGGCCTTCAACAATTGTGGAGCTACCCAAATGAAACGTATTCTTGCCGTCCTCATCTCCGGGGCGGCCCTTGTCGGGCTCGGAGCTTGCTCCAATGACGCTCAGATCGCCTCGCGCAATTTGTCCCAGATGGCCGATAACTTCGGTATCAATCGGCGGATCGTGTTTGTGAACACTCTCACGGACAGCTACCTCCTCGTGGTCGAGGGGCTTTGCTCCCAAGAGCGAGATGGCCGCCAGCTCGCGGTCACGTGCAAGGTCGGTGACAACGAGTTCAAGAAGCACTTCCTCGGGCTCAGCGACAACGTCACCTATGTGTCTGAGCAGTTGGAGCCGGCGCGGGCTGGAACGTATCACTACAAGGTGACGTTCAAACCATCTGCCGTCATTCCGTCCATCGATGTTCGATAGAACGCCTGTCCTCGGCATAAAGAGGGGCGGGCCGAAGGCCCGGATGTGAAGCTACCACGTTGGCGCGGGCTAGTAGTCAAGAACCGCGCCCCTCTTTATGCCGAGGCACCGCTGCTTTACGAGGATGCATTTCTGGCAAGGCTGGACTATGCGAGGTTAGCCAAGCACTTTTCGCAGAGTGCACCCGCGCCGATCACGCGGGAGGCGGGGGTGCATCCGCGTAAAGCAGCGTTCGCTCTCTTTTGGGGCGCATGAGGGGCAAGGTCCACGGTGAAGCGCAGTGTCGAGTGACGCGTCTATGGCACTGTATCTGCCGGGAGCCCATAGGTGGGACAAACCCCGCCGCCGGGTCAATGGACAGCAGCCGAGGCTCGTGATTGATCACACGAGAGGCCGGGGTCGTAACCGGCATGCGTCACAAAAGAGAGCTGAGAAAGGGAAGCCGTCATGGAAGTTCGCGAGCCGAAGTATTCCGAGATCGCCGCGTGCGCCAGCCTCGTCCATGAGAACTGGGGCAGGAAAGCTGCCGAGCGCTGCGAAGCTCAGATGATTGAGTATTTCCGGGGCGGAAAGTACGCCCCCACATTCGTAGTCGCGGACAACGGGTTCGGGGTCGTCGTCGGCTTCGCGGCGTTCGCTCCGACGATGCTCATGACTGACCTCTATGATCTGATCTGGCTCGTCGTGGAGAAGGGCTATCAGAAGCACGGTGTCGGTCGAATACTCACCGAGTGGCGCCTCTCCGGGATCAAGCGCCTCGGTGGCGCCGCCGTTCAGCTCGTGACGCAAAAGCCGGACTACTTCGCTCGGTGGTTCGGGTTCGCCCCGCTTGCCCCGCTTGGCAATGGCTGGACGCTGATGCTCAAGCGTCTCAAGAACGTGGAGATGGGTCGGTGATCCGGCGCTGGTATAGCGGGAGCAGGGACGCATTCCGGTGGGACTTGGAGATCGAGGACCACGTTGAGCAACACGCAACGATGGGCGGCGTGCAATCCGTGATGGTTGCCCCCACCGAGGTCCGCTTTACTCTTCACGATATCACCAAGCCCGAGGCCGAGGCTGTGATCGCGATCGTCAATCAGATGCGCGGGCGCGTGCCGGAGCCGGCCGCGCTTCCCTCAGGTGGCCGCTTTGCCAACCTAGACTTCGAATAGGAGCTGCGATGTCCCAAATCAAAATCGTGCCCAAGACCGATCCGAATGCAGACGGGGAATGGATCGAGGTTCCGGCTGACCTCTCGGTGTATCGCCGCTGGCGGCACATGGCTGAAGAGGTCGAGCCCCACATCCCGCCGGGCTACTTCGTTGTTCAGATTGGTAGCCGGCCGCCCGAGGCCCGCCTCCGCTCGATCTCTGACATTCTCAAAGGAAAAGCGTGATGACCGAAACCGAGTTCAATGAGAAACCATACGCGTTCCCGCTGATGCTCGGCATGCTCGCCGCAGTGCTGGCGGCTCCCTTCCTCTTCGTTCTCCTCGCAACAGCCTGAAAGGCAAAACCATGACTACCTTCAAGTCCGGCTTCGCTCTCGTTGACGTCACGACCGGCCGCGCAAAGCTCGCGCGGCTGTGCGCAACCGATCACATCGTCCCTGTCACGATCAAGGGGTATATCCAGCCCGGCAAGGGTGGTGTCGGGAAGGACGACGGCACGAGCCGCGAGTTCGCCATGACCGTGGAGAGCGCGGAGTTCGGCGAGCCCGAGCAAGTCCCGTGCAACAAGCAGGGGCGTATCTACGCCAAGCTCGGCGACCTCAAGGCGGGTGATACGGTAGAACTTGACGGCGACTTCACGTGCAGCCCGAAGAAACGCCAGAAGGTTCGCAAGGACGCGGAGGGCGATCTATACATCCGATGCTCCTCCGGGAAACATTTTCTCACTGGACAACGCAACTTCGACAGCCCCACTGATTATTTGATCGGTGTCTTCAAGGTCTAACCGAGACCGCACCGCGCCTTCGCAGCCCCCGGGCGGCCGTGCGTTAAACCGGCCGGGGCGGTAGGTCAGGAGCCGGGCGCCGGAAGGCCGCTCAGCGGGCTCCCCAGAGGCTCCGGGAACCTCCTGTTTACCATATCGTACGGGAGGACTTGACCGTGGTCGCGGTCGTACGCTACAGCTCGGGACAGGGATCGACGGCCTTCCCCGCTCGCGGGGTGACAAGGGTCGCGCGGAGGCCGCAAGCCGAAACGCGATCTGGTCTGACGGTGACAGCCTTCCGGAGCGCGCTCCGGGTGCAGGGGCTAGGGGGTTCGACACCCTCCGATCTCACCTCATTCAACCTCGGAGCTACCCATGTACGCCCGCCGCACCCTCTCTGCTTCAGACGTCGCCGCCTATGCCGGGTTCTGGAGCTGGTTTCAGCCGAGCCACGAGGCCCGGCTCGCCGCCATCACATCCCGCGCGATGACCTATGACGACCAATGCGCGATCGACAGCGAGATTTACGCTCGCAAGCGGGTCGCCGCGATCGAGGCCTTCGACACCACGCCGGAGATCAAGGCCCACATGCTGGCCAACGCCCGCGTGCGTGGGTCGCAGAACCCGGAGCGGGTCGACTACACCGCGTTTCTGGCCGGCGCGCTGGCGAAGTCCCGGAGCCCGTTTGGCAAGGCTCTAGAGCCCTACAAGCCGGAGCCGGGCGCGTCGGGGATCAAGCTGAAGCCCGCCGAAGGCGTGCGGCTCAGCTACACGCAGGAGAGCTACAGCGACAACAGCTCAGTTGCGGTCCCGTTCGAAGTCATCCCGGGCAAGCCCGCCGACTTCGAAGCGTTCACCCGCAATGTGTCCGCGCTCGTGCGCCGGGCCGATAGCCACAACGGCATGGCCGGCTCGGGCTGCAACTACTCGGTGAGCCTGTACGGTGGTTTCGTGGTGATCCACTGCCGTGCGTCGATCGCGGACTAGCAGCGCCAGCTAAAGGCGAGGAAGTGACACCGGGGCCGAGGCCTCGGTGCTGGCACGGGGACCGGGATCGGATCGGGTTTCACGATGACCACGATCGGGGTCGGCGGAGGGTCCGGCTCACGGAAAATATTGTATGAGCCCCACGATGCAGCGGCGAGCAATGCCGCCCCGCTGACGACGTTCAAAATGCATTTCATGACCGGGTTGCTGAGATCGAATAGGCGCCTCAGCCTTTCCCAAGTAGTTTGATCAGGAGATTTGAAGCCCATCCGACGATTCCTCCGATGATGATAAGGATCGCGGTAGCACCCTTCCATCGATTGGTCATGGCCACGACCTCATCGAGCTTTTTCTCCATCACCTCCTGCCGGTCCAGCAAATGCTTGACGTCAATGCAGAGGCCACCGAGCAGCCGTTGGGTTTCCGCGTCTGAGGACATAGCTTTCACCGTGCCTTAAAGGCGCGCGAGACGCCGATGCTGATCTCGGTCAAGAAATAGAATCCGAGCACTATGGAAACGACTTGCCACAAATTGGCGTCGAGTGGGTCGGTCACGAAAATTCCACACGTCCCTTTCGGAGCGTTGGAGCAGCCGGCGAATGAGCCGATGACCTTGTCCCAGAGGAAAATCTTGAGCAGCACGGCGGCCGGGCCAGTGGCGATCACTGAGCGCATGATCAGATTCAGCCGCGAGCCAGAGGCAGCTTCCGCAACCATTGTATCCCGCCGGGCCTGCAACGTGAATACGCGCTCGTCCGCTGCGATCTTCTCCTCCTGCGTGGTCGCCTTGATCTGGGCGATCTTCGCGTCGGAGAGCGCCTTGGTGACGCCGTTGATGGTTCCGAACATTCCGGTGATGAGGCCCGGGATAGCCATGATCGCGGAGAAGATACCCATGATCAAGCGTCCTTCTTTTCCGGGAGATTCGTCAGCGGTGAAACTGGCACCGGAGCCTGAACCGGCGCCGCGTCCACTGTCGCTTGGACAACTGCCGGCGAGATGCCGGGGGCCGGAGCCGCGAGGCGATAGCCGGCATTGAGCAATGCCTCGGCATTGGCCTTAGCCTGCTTGTCGGCGATGTTGCGGAAATACTGGATGAGGCCCAACACAGCCATCGTCAGGAGCGGCCATACGTAGGTCGGAACCTGCGGCAAGAGCTGAGACGGGTCGACGCCTGCCTGCGTCACCAACGGCGCGAGCTGATCATGCATCAGCACTAGCGCGCTCGCGCCGGAGATGACGAGGGTCACGATCTTCTGCTTCAGGCCCGAGAACTTCGAGCTGATGGCTGAGTAGGCGCTGCCTTCGAGGTTGTAAAGCTCCCTGATGCCGGGCGTCTGCTTGAGCATCGGCCGGAGGCCGAAGACATAGAGACAGCCGACAGTGAAAACGATCAGCGCAGGGAACAGATACGTCGAAATGAGAGCGTGAACGTCAGTCATGATGGATCACCTCTTTTTAGGCAGCGGCCGGGAGAACGACAGTCGCGTTCGCCATGGCAGCCATTTGCTTGTGATGGACCACGTAGGCGATACCGCCGACGATGACGAAGCCCGCGAGACAGGCCGCCAACTCCCACGGAACGCCCGCGAGGGGCGAAGAGCCCGAAGCCGCGCCGCCCACGACGACCTTCTTGATCGTCTTCGTGGTGACCTCCGGGTCGCCATGTTGCGCCTTCGGAATCGACGTCGTGGTCAGGTCCGGCGCGATCGGGTTCGCGACAGTGCCGGGCGCTGCGGCGAGGTGCAGAGCATAGGCCTTGAGATCGGCGACGCGAGCGCCCCAGCCTCCACCGAACTCCGCCCACGCGGAGCCGCCTCGGATGCCGTGCATGAAGTGCAGCCGTTCGGCGCACATGTTCTCGATAAACTTGTTCGGGCTGGTCTTCTTGAGCGCGTCCAGAAGAGCCGTATCCATGCGCGGCCCTGCGGGTAGGCCGAGGATTGCACGAGCAACACGGATCGGCCGGCCGATGCCGGAGTTGACGCCATAGTCGAACATGACGACGTCAACGCCAGCGGGTAGGTCGTTGTAGCGAATCGCATTCGCGTATTTGGTCTTGTAAATCTGTTCGGCCGTCTCCAGCGTCATAGCCTTGACGATGGGAGCCCACCGCTCCATGCTGTCCATCTTCTGCCCGAGATGCTCAGCGAGGTCCCCGCACGTGATTCCGTACTTGGTCGGGCCGCCCGGGTCCTTTCGGTTCCAGCCGTATCCGCCTTCGTACTTTCCGATCATGCGCTCAGCGAACGCGGCATAGGTGGTGATTGCCATTGGGGACGACCTCCGGAAAGCAAAAGATCAGGTGGTGGGCGTGAGAGCGAGCGGCTCAGCGGGAGCCGGCGACGCGGTCTTCTCGACAGTGACGATGGGAGCCCGCAACTGCACATCGGCCGAAGGATAGACAGGCTGAGGCGCGGCGGGGAGTGGTTTCAGCGGCGTGCCGGCGGGAGCTGGCGCCTTCACCGGAACAGCGCCGGGGAGCTTCGAGAGGACTTCCTCTTCGGCGGCTTTCAGCTTGGCGCGTACGTCATTCTCCGACGCTTTGAGCGCGGCGCGAGCGCGCGACGGGATGCCGGAGATGACATCCTTGACCTTTTGAGCGGTGAGGACACCCGCGACGTAGGCCGCGACAAGCCCGATCAGGATGAGATTGAAGTCCGTCAGGTAATTTGAGAACATGGCACGGCCTTTCGTGAGGGGGATCGTCCGTCACGCAATAGCCTGCTTTTACCACTCTGTCAATATGGTTAACGTCGCGGGAACCTCTGAATTACGCCTTGGCGGTGTACCAATCCCACGTCGATCGCAGCCCGGTCGTGAGATTGATCTCGGGAGTGAAACCAAGCCCCTGAATGCGCCGGAGATCGAGCCGACAATTGAGCCGGCCATTCGGTTTCGTCCGGTCGAAATAGATGCGATCCGGATTGATGCCCGAAATGTACGTCAAGGTATCCACTACGTCGCGAATGCTGTACGTCGCACCATAGCCGATGTTGATCGGCCCGGACCGGATGTCCTCTGACATGAGCAGTTGCACGACGCGGGCGAGGTCTTCGGAATGGAGAAAGTCGCGCTCGGGCGAGCCGTCGCCCCAGATAACGACACCTTCGCCGGTCCGCTTCCTATCAGCAAACTTGCGGATGAGGGATGGGATCACGTGACCGGTCTCCGCGTCGAACCGATCGCGGGGACCATAGATGTTGCCCGACACGATGTAAGTGAAGTTCATCCCGTAGCTCTGCTCGTAGGCTTCGAGCATCGCGAGCATGTGCCGCTTTGCGTGACCGTAGCCGGCCTCTCCCGCGTGCGGGCGACCGCTGAAGATATCGAGTTCGTTCCAAGGCGACGAAGCGTTCTCGGGATAGATCGCATTCGTCCCCATGACGGTCAGTTTGCGCACCGAGCCCGCCGCGTGGCATGCCTCGATCACGTTCGTATTGATCAGCGTGTTTTCGAGAATGGACTTCCCCTGATTGGCCATGTTGCCGCCGAGGCCGTAGACGCACGCCGCCGCGTGGAACACGTGATAAGGCTTGACGCGCTTGAACCACTCTGCGGTGCTCGTGGGGTCGCGGAGATCGCAATCCTCACGGGTATGAGGGATCACGCAGGTATACAGCCCGTTGCGGAGCCGCTCGACAACGGCCGAGCCGACGAGACCGCGAGACCCGGTGATGACGATGGGGTCATTCTGCTTGATCATGCTTTCAAGTCCCTGTTCCGGATTTGGTGCGCCATGTTGCCGGCGCGTTGAATGTGCGCGAGTTGCATCGCGGCGCGCTGCTGTGGCGATGGTGTGTGAACGCCAACTCTATGGTTGGGGTCGGGGTAGCTCGGGACGTGCTGACGATATCGCGCGTCATAGCGTTCGATCCCGGGGAGAACGTCGAGAAGCCATCTCGCCTCCTTGATGAGGCTGGGCATCTTGCTCATGAGGTAGTCGGTCTCCAGCATGAGCGTAGCGCGGGCGATGAGTTCGTCGCGGCTCAGGAGCGCAGGCCAATTGAACGCACCGTGGAAGCCGAAGTGATTCGGATTGCGTCGCCCTAGCTCCCATGAGAAGTGCGACGCGACCATGGCGTTCGGCCATTTGAAGCCGGCCGCCTCGTAGTGGCCACGCTGCTTGCGGCAAACGTCCACATCTGTGGCGACGGGAAATTTCGCACGGTTCTCGATAATAAAATCACCGAGGCGCTTGGACATCAGCGTAAAGCCGCCGTTGCCGACGTCGTAAGGGTCGCCCGGCCGCACGGTCCACGGGGCGCCGATGTAGTCGTAATCGAAAAACTCCGGCCGCCACTTGCCCGGGTCGAAGATGCCGCCATCCCATTCGAGCAGGAGCGCATAATCCGTCGTCACGGCGCCCATCGCGCGAGCATAATAGAACTCGCCGGCCTCGCGTTTGTTGGGAAAGTCGACGCACGGTATAAAGCGTGGGGCGGGGTAGCAGACTTGGAGATCGTCCGGCTCCCCTTCCATGATCAAGGGTGAGCCTCGGAGGATGGGAATTTCCGGGACTTGGATCAGCTCGGGCTTGTCGGTGAAGACGATGACTTGCCCGAAGTCCGCCTTACGCATGCAGTCCTCGATCACCCGGGCCGTGATCTTGTGCGCCCGGGTCTCCACGAAGAGGAGGGTCGTGTTGGTCAGATCGAGCATTCGTCGCTCCCTACGCCTTGAGGCCAGAGCTTCCTTGCACGGGTTGGCCGGTGACGTCAAGAGGCCCACGCCCGATCTTCGGCGCCGGAAAGAACCTCGGTTCGTAGCCCGGATTGCGCACGAGGAAATCCTTGTGTAGCTCCGCGAGGTGGCGGATTGCAACTGAGTTCTTGATCGAGTGAAGGACGCTCGTGCCGTTGTTGGCGACCGCGTCCGACGCGATCTTGATGCCCATGGCGTAGGTCTGGAGATCGGCGGCCGAGGGATTCTTCTTGCGGAGGTCGATCGAGATCGGGCACGAGATCGCGTCGAGCAGCCGCTTCCAAGGGAGGCCGGCGACCATGGTGAGCTGCACCATGTAATAGTCGATGAACGGCATCACGGGCGTAGCTTGCACGTCCGGATGATCCTTCACGGCGAGCATGGCTTCGATGCTCTTGCGGCTCAGGAAATACGGCGGCTGGAATGCGACGTGAGGCCAGCCCCGCTTGAACGTGGTTTGGTGCTCGGGGATGGCGTCGTTGACCTGATTGGACCAAACGACGTCGGGCTCATCGTAGAGATATTGCGGGAGCTTCGGATCGAGCAGGACGCTGTCGGCGTCATGGATGAGAAACGTATCCTCGGGAAACTCCAGCAAGAGCCGGAGGTGCTCGGCCTGTCGATCGAGGCTGTCCTGCCCGATGTAGGCGCGCTTGCCGCCGTAGCGGCTCGTCACGCCCGGATAGTTGACTTCGACCCGGCTGTCATCGGGTGAGAGGACCGTGAGGGGCAATTCGTGATGGAGGAAGAACTCCAACGCCTCGATAACTTGATGTCCATCGCCTTCATAGCAACAGACCGCGACGCGAGTATTCCGTCCATCATTGACGCCCATCAGCAAGCTCCTTCACATCTGCCGCAACCATTTCCTTGACGAGCGCGCGGAACGTCGTCTTGGGTCTCCAGTTGAGGACACGCATAGCCTTTGTCGCGTCGCCGCGCAAGAGGTCAACCTCGGTGGGCCGAAAGTATTTCGGATCGATCCTGACGACGGCCTGTCGGCCGCTGTAGCCGACTTCGTCAACGCCGCTGCCCTCCCACACGATGGTCGCGCCGATTTCGGCGAAGGCCGCCTCAACGAACGATCGCACGGAATAGGCGTGGCCGGTGGCGATCACGTAGTCATCGGGCTTGTCTTGCTGGAGCGCCAGATACATCGCCTCCACGTAGTCGCGAGCGTGGCCCCAGTCCCGCTGGGCGTCGAGGTTGCCGAGATAGAGGCAGTCCTGCTTGCCAGCGGAGATCGCGGCGACGGCGCGCGTGATCTTGCGCGTGACGAAGGTCGGGCCGCGCCGGGGGCTCTCGTGATTGAATAGGATGCCGTTGGAGGCGTGCATACCGTACGCCTGCCGATAGTTCACGGTCATCCAATAGGCGTAGAGCTTCGCGGCGGCATACGGGCTGCGCGGTTCGAACGGCGTGTCCTCATCGCGGAAGTAGGAGCCCGAGTTTCCGAACAGCTCCGATGTCGAGGCCTGATAGATGCGCGTGGCCAATCCGAGGGTCTTGACGGCCTCCAGAACGCGCATGGTGCCGAGCGCGTCGGCATTCGCCGTATATTCGGGCGTCTCGAAGCTGACTTGCACGTGAGACTGTGCAGCGAGATTGTAAACCTCATCCGGTTTGATCTCGTTGATCAGTCGGAATAGGTTGGTCGCGTCCGTCATGTCGCCGTGGTGGAGGTGAAGCTCGGGGATGTGATCGACACGCGCGGTATTGAAGCTTGATGCACGACGCTTGATGCCATGCACCTCGTATCCCTTGCTGAGCAAAAGCTCAGTGAGATAACTGCCGTCCTGCCCGGTCACTCCGGTGATGAGAGCTGTCGTCATTGATCATCTCCCGCCGCATGTCGAGAGCATCAGCACCAGAGCCGTCGCCGCAAGAAATAGCGACCACGGAAAAAGCCTCTTAACCTTCGGGTCTACGTCTCGGTAATTCTTCATCAGGCCTGCTCCCCTATTCTGCGCTTTGCCCCGTGCGCTTCAATTATATCCTGCCTAAGCCACTCCACGGTCGGAGCGCCTAGCTGCTGTTGCGTCCAGCCGCCGAAGCTTCGGACGTAGGGACGAAGCTCCGGGATGCGCGCATTCCAGCCCCTCTGAAATCCGAGTGCTGCATTCCACGCGATCTTGCGAACGAAGTGGTCGCCCTCCACCGTCATGTGCACGCCGCACAGAACTATATGAACATGCCCTTGCTCGCGGGCGATCTTGGTGCAGAAGAGGCCGGTAGAGCCCGACCAATCCCGCGTCCAGTTGGTGACATCGTATCGATTCTGATGCCCCCACACCTTCGGCGGCTCGTTGAAGCCCGACGCTCTTCGACGGGGGAGCCACAGCCTTAGCTTCTCAGGGTGGAGGGTGACAGCATGATCGATGTCGTGAGGGAAAAACTCTATCATGTCATTGCCGGCGAAGACACTGGCATTTCTGCCGGCCGCAGCGCACATCGCCCGGGCCTGCTCATACTCCGCGAACGGGTCTCCGCCTCCACCCATGACGATGGCGACGTCTTGCGTTGTGGGGACATCGATCATAAGAGGAGCGACAGGCGGGCGCATGACGTATGCGATCATGGGGCATTCTTCTCCACGAAGTCGAGGAGCGCCGAGCGAGCCACGCTCATGTCAATGGTTTTGTCGCATGCCCGCTTGCACACCGAGGTCCAGCACCCGCACTCCCGGACCGGCCCGATCGCGAGATACGGCGCGAACTTCTTCCCGCTGTCGTGACACCCGGTGCTCTCGTAGCCGCCAACGATTGACACGGTCGTAGTTTCGACCGCCGGCCCGAGGATAGCCGCGAATCCGCTGGATGTGAAAACCATATTTGCCTGCGCGAACAGCGCGGCCATCTCCTCGAAGACTAGCTCGCCTTTATGCAGCGCCAAGTCGGGAGCGGGGCCGGATGGCGACACAAGCCATTCTCTCCCGTCTTCGAGATCGGCGACAGAGACGACGAAGAACTTGTCGCGGATCGAGGCGAAGAGTTCTTCGTAGGCCGCCGGATCAGCGTTTCGAGCAATTGAACCCTTCCACTCATGTCGGGCGACGAGCGGACGATACACGAGCCAAGGATATTGTTCGGCTCGCGCGGGAAGAGGCCCGAGTTTTTCCCAAAGAGCAGCTTCCCATACTCTCGGAACAGGAAGTCTGAAATCTGCTTGCTCGTAATCCGTACCAGTGGCATCGCACATCGCCTCCAAGATCGTCTTGCTCTTCGAGCCGAGGATTTGATCGGCCCCGTATGAGATGCGCACGCCGCCCCGGGCGAAAGCGTGACGCGGCGAAAACAGAACGCACTCGCTCTCACGGCTGGCGTTCTTGGTCTGCGTCCGCAGTGCAACCGGGCGCCGCGTAACACAGAGCCCCTCCTCGATCAAGTCGTGATAGATCGAGGGCCATGACGTCTCCAGCGTGATCGAGTAGCGTTGCATCAACTGGCGGAGCACTGCCCGCTGATGCAGACAGTCGCCCATACCGTGCATGCCTTGGATGTGGAGGGAGGGCTTTGTCATGCGACGAAGAAAACCCTTCGCTTGTTCGGGACGACGATGTCAGGCGGGATGCCCCATGCGGAGAAGCCTGACGGCAGATCGGAGGGAGCTGGATTGAGCGTGGCCGTCTGCCCTACTCCAGCCAAACGAGCGGAGGGAAAATAGATGTCGGCTGCCTTGATGATCCGTCCGTTGGTGTTCGTAGCGGGGTTGCCGCTGTTCTGCCACGCGTTGCTGTTCTGGGTGCTGACCCTGAACCAATACGTCATGTTGTCGAAGTCGACGGCGAGGTCAATGTTGCTGAGCGTCGAGACCGCGCTGAAGTCCGTATTGAAGAACGAGCTGGAGCCCGTGCCGCTGAACGACTTTCCGTCCTCCACGAGGACGACTTGCTTGTGGCCGCCAGAGAAGTTGATCAGGTCGCCATCCCCGGGGAGGAGCCCCACCCAATCGCGGTTATCCGGAATGTTCGTCGTGTTGAGCAGGACGTTCGTGAAGCCGATGACGTACTTCCCGCCATCGGCCGAATCCCGCGCCACCGTCGCACGAACGCCCTGCTTGAAGTCCTCGTCGTTGACCGTCACGGTCATGTCGCTCCCGGAGAACACTAGCCCGGGAGTTGAGTCGTCAATATTCCATGTCGAGAATGTCATGGGCTATTCCGTCAGGAGCGCGACGAAGGTGAACGAGATATCCGCGAGCGTGGCGTCTTGAAGCGCCGGAGCGGTCACCGTGATCGCGTCGCCCGGGATGAAGTTGATGGACGACGGAAAGTCGACCGTGATGAGCGGAGACGGAGCGAACGTGATCGTGCCGATCTCCACTCCGCTCTTGTCGATCGTGAAGGCGGACACGGACGTCGCGTTCACGCGAGAGTAGACCGCAGACCCTTCTAGGTTGGCGGGAATAGTCATGTGATCCACGACAAGGTACTGCATGACGAGTTCGGCGGCGTCCGGCTTTCCGAAAATCTGCGGCGCGAGCCGAATCTTATCGCTGACCCACGCCGACCCGAACGGGCTGTCCGCCGTTCGTTCAAGCCGCTGCCCGATCGTGCCGCCGTCCGGGAGCGCGTTCTGCGGCTCCGCGAGCAGGAGCGTATAGAGGAAATTGCTGACGCCGTCCGTCGCGTTGGGATTGAAGGGCGCAACCGCCGTGTGCTGGACGTTGACGATGTAGAGCGCGCCTCGGGCGGAGATCACGTCGAGGGGATAATAGATTTGACCCGCCAAGAAATCCCCGCGAGGAGTCCACAGCGTTGTCGGGACGACGAACGGCCCTTGCACGGTGTGATCCGTGAGGTGGATGAACAGTTGGTTTCCGCCGACGAGGGTGATGAAGTCGATACCGACAGCGCTGTTAGGCGCCGTCTCCAACGCATTGACCGCGAAGAAAAGCTTCCAGAAGTTCAGATCGATCGTGACAGCCGCGAGATCGGAGCCCTGACCGGTGCCCCAACGTGTGCCGTCATCTGTGCGGAATACGAGAGATTCAACCATTTGGGCGCTCCTTCGGGGCCGGCGGCCCGTATATCAGATATGGTTAATTTGAGCAAGCGCTCTTTTAGACTGGGGTGATGGTGAGCGTCGCGGTGTTGATCTCGAAGGTCTGCGAACCCGGGAGATCGAAACTCAGGTTTTGGACGTTGGTCGCGTTGGCAGTGAGGATCACAGGGTCAGCCGGAATGAAAGTGCCGGCAATCATGGTGTCGGTATCCATCACGTAAAGGAAGCCGGTTGAGCCCGCATTGGTCGGGCTGTTGTAGGTGATCGTGATCCGGAACGTGCTCCCGAAAAATTCGTCCATCTTCAGGAGCGTGTCAACACAGGAGCCCGCCGACGACGAGCAATTGACCGAGAAGCCCGTGACCGCACCGCCAGCGCCCGTGGGATACGGATTATCGAGGCCATCGTCAGTCACGGTGTATGGACCATTGAAGGTTGGGTCCGGGGTTAGGATGCCGCCGGTGATTGGCGAGTATCCGGGATCACCGTCTGTCGTGTCGAATGTCACCGAGAAATTTACGAGCGCGTCAGACGCAGCGTTGGCGTGAAGCTTGAAGCCGAACCACTGATCGCCGCCGGTCTTGACCCGCCGGAGCCACCATAGCGGCCCCATGGACACGAGAGCATCGTTATTGGTCGCGACGCCAGCGGAGCCACTCAAGAATTTGAAGTAGACATTCTTGTCAGAGTTCTCGGGCGGTGTCGGCCCGCTATCCGTGCCGGTGTAGCCGAACGGAGTTGTGAACGACGACGCGCGGCCGGGCGGCGTGCCGTCATCCGTCGAGGCCATATCGATGATCAGCTCCCGCCCGTTCTGCGAACGAAACGAGAGCATGTCGCACCGCTCGACCTTGATAAAATTTTTGGGGTTCGGACCTTTTCCGACCTTCTCGTTATGTGTGCGGCGAGTTGACGTCTCCCCGCCGGTCCCGTCCGTCTTATTGAACGGCACGGAGGCGGCGCTCGGCATGTTCAAAATCCACTCCGCGCCGTTCGCATCCCGGAAGGCGATGCAGTCCAAGACCTCGATCGCGTAGAAGCGTCGGCCATTGCTGCTCGTGACCCGCTTCATGTGCGAGAGCCGCGTGCCGGCGCCCGGGTTCTTCGCCGAACCGCTCCCGATCGTGTCCTTGATGACCGGCTCGACATTGCTCTGATTGAAGTCGAGGATCACCTCGCGGTTGTTCGGCTCCCGAAACGATATCGCGTCGAGCACTTCCACATCGACAAACCGATTCGGGTTCTTCGTCCCGGATGACCTGTCAAAGATGCGAACGATGTGGGTCCTGCGTGTGGCCATTACGTCTTCAACTTTCCGGTGGTCATGTCAAAGTTAGTAGGCGCCGCCTCTTTATGGACGTTCGTCATGTAGGAGGTCAGCGTCGAGCCGCCGCTGTAGGAGAACGTCTTCGTGCCGCCGCGTGCGCCCACGACAAAGCGCACCATCGGCGCCGAGACAGGCGAAGATGGTTTGAGCGGAGTCGGTGTAACGTCGGCGCCGACGAACGGGCGAATGACGCCTTCCATTCCAGCCATTGGCTTGGTTCTCCCTATGGCGCCGATGGCGCGGCGAGATTGATGCCCTCGGGCACGACGAGGTTCGAAACTGTGATGGCGTAGGCGCCGCTGAACGGGCCATTGCCGGCGCACGGACGAATGAGGAAAGCCCATTGCACCGGGTTGGCCTCCATCACGTACGGAGTGTTCAACGATGCGAGCGCCAGTTGCTCGCGCTCGATCCTCCACGCGGAATCGGCCGTGAAGCCTGCCACATTCGAGGTCGTGTTGCCCGAGACGATCTGCTCGCCCCCGAAAGCCTGAATGTACTTGAGCTGGACTGCAATAGCGAATGACGCCTCGATAGCTGCGCGCTGTTTCGCCGCGTCGCCGCTGAACACGCCGCCGTCGCTGATGTCCTGCCACCGAAGCGGAAACTGGAGCCCGTCGTCGAACGCTTTGAACGCAGGCGGGCTGTACGCGATGTCGTTGTTGCCCGTGGCGGTCGTCATCCCCTCGTAGAGCTGCCACCCCTTTTGAGCGTACCCCTCCTGCGCGTACACGGGGGAGCCCGTGATTTCTACGATGCTGCCGCCGAGGCCGATCGCGCAGCCGATAGTTACGTGCCCGCGAAGCTCGCCCTTCGTTCCATCGCACTCGAAACTGTAGGCAATGACCTTTCCGGTCGCAGCGCCGCCGGGGAGGCGCGGGTCGAACAGCGTTGCATTCTTGCGGCATGACAGCGTCGTCGCCAGATCGAATGACGTGCTCCAATCCACCTTCACCGCGCGAGCCCGATAGCGCAGTCGGGCGCGTGCCCGGCAAATCAAATACTGAATCGCACGCTGCCCACGGGCCGTGGGGAAGAACGACCGCGCGACAACCGTGTCAGGCGTTCCGCCGATCGGGATGTTGAGGATCGGTGGATTGGTCCCGAGCACCGTCCACACAACCGTTCCATCCGTCACGTGGGAGCCGGGGCTCGTAACGTAGGCCGGAGGATCGATAGTCGAGATGATACGTGGCTCCGGTGTGGCCGCGTCATTGTTCCCGACAGGCGGAATGTAACTGAACGTGCGATAGACTCCGTTCGTCGTGCCCGACGTCGTGCACAGATAGTAGACCGTCCGGCCGGGGATGTCCTCGAAGCTGCCCGACGCTTCATTGAAGCTCTGATCCTGCAATAGCATGATCTGCCCGACTGGAGTTCCGGCGCCGGGAGACCATCGGGACGACATGGTCAAGCCGCTCGTGCCGAGGGACGCCCACAGCACGGAGTTGTCCGCAGTCGTGATGCCCGGGATATCGCTGAACGTGGGCTCCGTGCTGCCTGCTGTGCCTGCTGTCACACAAATCTGATAGGCGAGGCCTCCCGGCTTCGTCGGATTGTTAGGCCAGATAATCTGTGCGAGAGGAACAGCGGTGTTCGCCAAACTGGTCCACGCGAGAATATTCAGGAGTGGTTTGCCGACGTCAACAGACGCGATCGTCAGCAGCTCCGTATTCTGATCGACAGTCGGAGCGGCCAAGACGCTCTGCACATTCGCGATCATGTCGAACGAGAGAAGTTCGGAATACTGGCGTGAGGAATCGTACCGCAGCGTCATGTCTGCGGAGATAAACCATTCAGGGACCACGATCCCGCTGACCGAGATCGTCATAGGCGTGTTCGTCGGCGGATCGGAGAACGGGTCACATATTCCGGTCGTGAACTTGCCGGTGAGCGGCGCCGTGAGCGCGTTCGGCGAGAGGAGCGCCGGGCCGGATGACTGGCTCGTCGCGCTCGCGTTTGAGCACTGCCCGGGGTTCGGGTCCGTGTTGGTCCAGTTGGACTGATAGCTCGTCTGCGGCGTCTGGGCGACGTGATAGATGTCGGTAGCGAAGCTGCTCTCGACTTTGTAGCCGCCACCGATGCCCGAGCCCGCCTGCGGCCATCCGCTGAAAAACGTCTCTCCCGTATAGCTGGCTACATTAACCTGCGGCACCGGGATGAAACCGGAGGAGCGCTGCTGCCAGCTCACCGAGGCCTCAACGCGAACGTTGACGAGCGGTGGCTCTCCGAGCGACAAGCCGACGCTGTCGTAGAGCGCCTCGTTCTCATCGAACGTGACAGTGCCGTCTTCGCCTTCGAGCACGTCGGAGGCCGTCGTCGCCAGCGTCAGGCGATCGACGTGCCAAAGCGCCGACCAACCTTCGAGCACGGAATCCGGATCGTCCCGGTGGCGATCGTCGAGCCAGATCGGATCGTAATACGGCGCGACCCTCATCGTCTCCGCGACGGCCTGCTTGTCCGCGATGAACGTGGGGCTGCGCGCGATGAACTTGAGTGTGATGGTTTCCTTGAACAGGTTCGTCGGCACGCCGACGAGCACGCCGAAGAACAGCGGCACGAGGCCGACGTTCGGTTTCTGCCAACCAAGCCATGCCCACACCTTGCGGCTCGGGAGGAGAAGGCCGACGCGCGGATTTCGGATCGAGAGGTCCAGCGTCGGGACCTGACCTTCCTCGTGCTGCACGGTGAACGACAACACCTCCTCGTCGAACACATTCATCGTGCTCGTGTTGAAGGTGCGGTCGCTCTCGTTGACCCATGCGAATGTAAATGGAAGTGTCACTTGAGCCTCTTCGCTTGCCCACTGTTGAAGACAATATACTCGGGAGGGTTCACCGAGTTGCCTTGAAAGATGACGCCGTCATGCTGTGGGGTGAGTTTCGAAAGTGCGGCGCGCTTGGCATCGCCGAATGACAGGCCGCGCCGCTGGCCATTCTTGATCGCCTTCGTGATATCGAGCGGGTTCGTCATTGTCAACTGGGCAGAGATGATTTGCTGCCGCACGCCGCCACCCAAAGTCCGAGCCCTGCGCGAGGCGTAGTTCGATGCGGACATCTGATCACCCGAGAAATAGATGCCCTTGATGTCAGTCCCGACCGGGGTCACCGGAACGTTCGGCTTGAGATCGCCCTCGATCTGCCCGGCCGTGCCGTGATAGCCCACGCCGGTCCACCCCTGCGGAAGCGCGGCGATGCCCTCGCCGTGCGCGTTGCTGCCGTGTCCCTTCGCGTCCTTCATCAGACCTCCTCCAGCTCAAGGCTCCAGCCGACGACGTTCTTCCACTCGTCGAACGATGTGGAGAGCGACTTGACGAGCATGATCAGCTCGGGCCGATAGAAGGTATACGCGCCCTCGGTGAACGTAGAGCCCGAGACCGCCGGCCGATGCGGCAAGCCGGGCGTGCCTGTCAGGAACGCGAACCCGACCGCGCACTGCACGGTGACTTCCTGACCCGGGTAGACGTTGTCGATCGGGGGCGCATTGACATCACTCGGGGAGTTGATCTTCGAGCTGTACTTGCGAAACTGCGCGGCCGAAAGGTCGATGAGTGTCCCATTGATCGTGCGCTCCAGTTGCGTCGCGGCTCCGATCACTTCAAGCGTCTGCGTCAGGCCGCGTGCCTGATACAGCATGTTCCCGAACGAGGAGATCGTCAGGAGCGTGTCAGCGTTCGCCGGGAGCAGGTTTTCAAACTGTGGCATTTCACTTCACCCATGACGGCTGATTGCCCGCCGCCGATGTCTGGCGCGAGATCGCGAAGCTGGAGAGAGCGTCGATCGTGCTCTTCGGCCCACGCAAGCCACTGAACGTCCTGTCACCGATGGTCAGGTTGAGAGTGCTGGACGCTGGCGTTGGGCCGGAGCCGCCTCCGCCGAGGCGTGCGGGAGACGGCACGAGGCCGCCCTCCGCGAAGCCCGGGAAGGTCAGGTTATTGATCGAATGCATGAAGCCTTCGCCGAAGTGCTGCACGGCTGCTGTCCTCATCATGAACTCGCCATTCGACGCTGCGATAGGAACGCTGTCGCTCGTGCCGGAGCCCGGTCCCCGAATCGGGCCGCCTCCAGCGTGCCCCGCGACCGGCGCTTCGTGGCCTCCCCCAGTCTCGGGCGTCGGGGTCGCCGGGCCGCCCGGGAGCTTGAACGACGTCGCTTGATCGATGAGCAACAGACCCTTGGCGATCTTTAGAATGATATCGAGGACCGCAGTGAAGAACACGATGACCGAGTTGTCTTTGATGCGCTCCCACGCGTGAGAGAACGCGGCCGTGACCGCGTCCCAGTTATCGCGCAATGATCCGATCGCAACGATGATCAGACCGATGGCTACACCCCAAGCCGCAATCGGGCCGAGCGCGACAGTGATCGCCACGCCGATGCCGATGAACGCGGCCTTGATCAGATCAAGCCCGGTAAGGAACGTCAGATTGAAAGTCAGAAGGCTCGAAACCTTCGTGATCAGGTTGTCGATAACTCCGACAGTCAGAACGATGGCGTCCTTGACCGCGATCAAACCATCAATGAAGTTGTGCAGAACTCCGTTGTTACTCTGGAGACTGGTTTCGAGGCCGCGCAAAAAGGTGGTGAACGCCGGGGATACGGCGATAGCGAACCGCTGCGACAGCACGCTGATTTCGAGATTGAGGCCGGCGAGCGCGCCCCGGAATCCCTCGATCGCCTCTTTTGCCTCGTGCGTATCGAGCGACTTCGCCACGCCGCTGAAGTGTTCCAGCTCCTTGGTGTTGTGCTCCAGCACGTGGAGGATTTCGGACGCGGAAGCTCCGAGAGCCTGCATCGAAGTGCCGGCGAGCGTGTTCACGAGAGCGAGCTTTTGCTCTTCTGTGATCTGATCCGCCGTCGCGGCCGAAAGCGTCTTGCTCAGTTGGATCAAGGTCTCATAGCCAGTAGGCGTCGTGGCCTTGGAATGCTCCGCCGCTTGCGCGATGATAGCATCCTTCAGGTTCTTGACAGACACCTCGGTCAGATCGATGGTGGTCTTGACGCCTTTGTTACCCTTGACAACCTCGTCCAGCACGTCGCGGATGCTGGCGATGTTGGTGAGCGCCAGCCGGTTCGCGCGCTGCTCTGCCTCGCCGCGTGCGACGATGGCTTCCTTAAGCGCGAGTTCATCCTTCGCACGCTGCTCGATATCGTCCCGCGCCTGCTTCGCCGCCTTGCGCCGGAGGTCGTCGAACTCCTGCTCTAGCTGGCGCCGCTTGAGTTCGGCTCCGGCGGCCTTCTCCTGTTGAGCAAGCCGCGCCTCTTGCTCGGATCGACGAGCCTGATCTAGCGACTGTTGCGCCTGCGCGATTTCGAGGTTCTTCTTTTCCGCCTCCGATGGCGGGCGGCCCTCCAGTGTCGCAAGCCGCTGCTGCGCAGCCTCCACGCTGAGCGCGGCTCCCACGACAGCCTGAAATGCGGCTTGCTGCTCAAGCGCGGCATGCTGCGCGGCGGTCTGGAGCTTCAGGTACGCGGCCTCGATCGCATTGTTGGCACGGATCGATCGGGACGAGGCCTCGTCGGCGTTATCGCCGATGCGGCGCTGTGCGTCGATGATCTTCAGGCCTGCGGCCGTGACGCGCAACTGGGCCGCTTCATTCTGGTTTGCATACTCGCGGATGCTTCGGGTGATCTCCGGCCACTCGCGGGCAACAGTGATCGTGAGCCGGTTCGCGAACCGTTCAAACTGCTCAACCTTGACGCCGGCCCCAGCGAAGACCCGTTCCAGCTCTTGGATTTGCCCGGCCGTTGTGCCGAACGCCTGCGCGAGCAAGACCGTTCGCTGTGAAAGCTCAGTCTGCTTCTCAACGAAATCGATCAGCGCCGCCGCCGCCCCGGAGATCGCAAGCTCGAAAGCGAGAAACGCTTGAGTTGCGAGGTTCGTGCCGGTGACGCCATGCTCGAAAGCCGTGTTCAGTTTCTCTAGCGATTCGGCCCCTTCGGTGCCGATCCGCTTCATCTTGGCGAGAAACTCGGTATCGCCTTTGAGCAGGACTTCTGCGATGAGCGGGTCAAGCTCTGCCATTTTTTACTTAGCCCTCAGTGCGGTGTTGAAGTAAGTGGCGAAGTTCTGCATGACGCGGAGTTGAATCTCCGAGAGGTGGAACTTCTTCGGAATGTGAACGCTGGGGACGCCGAAGTATTTAGGCGCGTGATCCGCGACGGAGAACAGAAGCGGAGGGCCGCCGGCCTTGCGGTTGACCGAGAACAGTTTGTGCGGATAGTCGTGTGCGCGCGTGCCGACCGCGTCCGTCCCGGAGATCGGAAGCCATAGGAGCGGCTTGCCGTGGATCGTGCCGCCGGTCTGAAACACGCTGGCGCCGGGCGACGTGAGCTGCGTCTTGATCGAGTTGCCTTCGACCTTGACCGTCAGGCCCTTCAGGTACGAACTGCCGAACCGGCCCGCCGACGCGATGTCCGTCCGCGATTGATCCAAGATCATGGAGGCGGCCATGTTCTTGGCAGTGTTGAATGCACTTTGAAGATCAGAGCCGAACTCGTCGAGCCCGGCCTGAAACTCCTTCGTGTTGAGCTTGATCGAGAACTCAAGCGCCATCAGTCCATGTCCTTTTCCCACGTCTCAAGCTGCTTGTTGATCTCTTTGCCATCACCGCAATTAGCGAGCGCTGTCACCGAGAGCTGCCGATGCATCTCGCGCGAGCGACGCTTCGATGCAAGGAACTGAAATGCAGACATCTGCCGAGGGGTATAGTCCAAGACTACTGAGGGAGGGTGTCCGGAGGCGATGAGTTCCTCGATTGCTGCGGCGATTTCATATCCGGCACCCTTGTGTAGTTTGCGGAGCTGGCTACGTCGCCGAGGGCCATGATCCTCTGGACGAAAGGGGCGAACCCTTTCGGGAAGGTCAGCCTCCCAACTGCTTCGAGGATGTCAAATTGCGTCTCGACACCGAGCCGGCTCGCGGCTTCCTCGGCAACCTCGTTTCCAAGATTGCCGGTGGATGCAGCAATGATCGCGGCCGTCGCGTCCGGCGCGACGCTCAAGAAGGCCTTGAGGTCGAAGCCCTGCCCGACGAACCCGAGCATTTTCGGAAAGCGCTGAAAGATTTCGAAACCGAGCTTGGCGGAGATGCCGTGAACGCGGAGGAAGCTGTCCCCGAGCGGCACGTCTTCGAACATCGGGGCGAGGTCAGTCAGATTGAGGCCGGGCTGTTTACTCATGATGATTTGGTTTCCTTATCAGTGGGGGACTTCTGATAGCGGGGGCGGATCAGCCCGCGCGTGGGTGCGGAGGCGGGCCGGCCGGGATGCCCCGGAGGGCGTTCGGATTGGGCACGTCGTGGTAGGAGGTGGGCTCGTCGATAAAGTCGGCGGCGTTCCATTCGGCCGCCAAGGCTTCCGCCTCAGCGTCTACCGTATCGTCGCCGTCCACGCCTGTCTCCCCGGGGGCTCCTACAGGTCCCACGAGGCCTTCCGGAGGCTCAGGATTGGTCGGGGTCTCCGGGGTTGCAACGCCCTCGGGCGTCTGCGCGGGCTCACCCACGGCTGCGGCTACGTCGGCGGGGGTCTGTTCGGCTTGATCGGTCATGGGGGATATCCCTTCGAGGGCGGGGTGTGACTGAAACCATTAAAGCCCGGGCCTGATTTGCTGGGTGCAAAAACAGGCCCGAGGCTGATTTACGGAGAGTTGGGCAGCGACACGGTCGCGGTGCCGAAGGCCCCGCTGTCGTGGTCGAAAAGCACGTCGCCTTCGAGATCGATGGTACCCCACTGATTGCCGATCAGCGACAGGGCCTTCGAGGGCGACAGCTTCACCAGCGGGAAGGTGACCGTCCAGATCGGGCCGATGTCGTTCGTACCCACGAACTTGACGGACGCGTAAATGACCGGGTTCGCGAAAACCTCGATCGTGTCCGGCACTGGCGACGGGCCGCCGCTCGGGAGGCCGAGCAGAGCGAAGCCCATATTGCGCGCGGTGTACTCCTCCATCTGCATGGTGAGCGTGCCGGCGAGTTCGGTGACGGCCGTGAAGTCCTTGATCCGAACGCCGGTCCGGCTCGAAAAGTGATCGAGCTGCGTGACCTTGGCGAGGAACTCGAATTGCGGGACGTTGCCCGCATCGACGTAGGCGCTCTCACCGAGAATCTTGGTGCTGACGATGCCCTTGCCGATGTAGTAGTTGCCGATGTTGGGGGAGAGCAGCGAGCCCTCAACGTGCTGATTGGTGAATCCGTTGGGCATGTATCTCTCCCTTAAGTCGCTACGAGTTCGTCCGGAATAAACGGGTAGGAGAACGTGAAGACCAAACCCATCTGTCCCTTCATGTGACGGTTGCGAGCCAGATCGGTCACGCACGCGTCGAACGTAATTCCGCCACTCGATCCGCAGATCGTATCGAGGGTCTCATCGTGCGTGACCGCGTAAACGACCCTCGCACGAGCAGTGTTCAAATCCTCGCCCACAAGCGTATTATGCGGCTTGCGGTTGTCGAGAACGATGTAGACCTCTGGCGTCATCTTCATCATGCCGGGGCCGGAGCGCATGGCCCGCCCCGTCCTGTCGGGGAAAGCCGGGTCGCGCATCTCGTCGCCGTCCAGAAGAATGATACCCGGAAGCAACTCGTCCGGAAGCTCCTCGCGATTGTGCTCGAAGTGATCCGGCGGAATTACTCCCGTCGAAATTTCGATGGCAAGAGAGGGGAGCAGCTCCGCCAGCCTTGCCAGAATTAGACTCCGTCGATCTGCCCTAACGCTCATCTGCGCACCGTAAATTCCCAGAGAACAATCACCCCGGCCGGCGCTGTCTGCTTAGGCTTGCAAGTCAGCGGAAGAACCTCATGAACAACCGGCGGGTCCGTTGGGGGCTGGACGAATGTCACCAATTGGTCTTTCTCGTTGTCAGGCGGCATCAGTTGCACTTCCGAGTTCGCCGCCGACATGATGACCTTGCGGTCGATCAGATTGACGAGTTCGGTAGGCTTCTCACGCGGGCCGTAATCGATAATCACGACCCTACAGGGCCGGTCTACCGGGCTACTTCCCGCACGACGGAGGACGGCGTTCATTCCGAAATACTGAATAAGCTCGTCGGCATCCTTGATCGCCTGAATGTAATCGAATTTCGCGGCCATTCTAAGATATCCACCTATGAGGAACAACTGGCCATTTCAGGCTCAGCGCATGACTGACCGGCCGCCGCCCGAGTTGAGCAAACCGCCGGATTTGAGAATGCGATCGACGATAGGAAATGACGCGAAGAACCCGAGGCCGAACCGTGTGTCATAGGACACGATCGTCTCCAGCGGCCCGACCTTCTTGGTGATGGACGAGGCCACGCCGCCCGCGCCGACGAGGCTGGGATCGTAGTCCGGCTGGAGCACGACGCCATTGAGCACGCGGATAGTCAGCTCAGCGCACGCGTCCTTGATCGCCTTCGGGATACCGAGGACCGTGTCCCCGTTGTTATCCACGACGCCTTGGCGCGGCCACTGCGTCGATTGCGATGTCATCTGCGGGGCGAGCCCTGTACCGACCACGGCGAAGGGCGTGATCCAGCTATTCAGAAAGACTGCATTCACATCCTGCCCGGAGTTGCCGATGACCTGAAGCCGCTTGACGCCCGAGTACCGGTACTTGGCATCGAGATAATCCGTGCTCTGCACGATGGCTTGTTGAATAGCGGCGGCGACCGCGCCAGCCGGAACGGCGTTGCCCCGTGAGTTGTGATACTTGGTGAACTCGGTCACCGTAATGTACGCGTTCGCGCCGTCGATCTCGATAACCGTCGAGGTATCCGTCACGTTCGCGCCGGTCTCCCACGTGATCGTTCCGCCGGCCGGCCAATCAGCCATATTGGCGTTGTTCGCGCGAACGGAGAAGTGGGCTCCGTCCACGACTTGGACAACAGTGAAGTGGAGGGACTGGAACGAGGGAGTGATCTCGCCGTTATCCGGGAAGCCCTCATAGAGACCGGTGTCCCCGATCGAAACGACAATCGCGGGCGACGGCTGCAAAGTCAATTGCGTTACCGTGCCCGTCTCGTCCTGAACTGAAAAGATCGCTACCATGACCTATCTCCTCCCGTAAAACGCCGCCCGTACGGCGGCGCCACGGCGACCGAGTTTAGGCCGCGTTGTTGACTGGGCGAACCGGGCGGGTCCAGCCCCGACGATTCGAGCGCTCCATGGAGAGGTCGACTTGCGACTTGCCGCCGGTCTTCGGGTCAAGCCCGGCCGCCTCGCGTCGAAGCTCCGTCTGTCGCTCCAGATGCGCCTTGATGTTCGCGGCTGCCGTGATCGGTGGAAACCGGCGCTGATGATCGATCATGGCGCGCGTGAGCCGCTTCTCCATGGCGAACATGTGCTGCTGTGCCTCGGAGAGCTGGCGCCGGGCGTCCTGAAGAGCCCCCTCGGCATCCCGAACGCGCCGTGTCAGAACGGCCCGAACCTCGCTCTCCGTCAGAGGCTCACCGGGGCCATTGACCTCGGGTTCCGCTTGCGGATCGAAACCATCATCGTCTGCGTCGCCTTGAATGGTGGTGTTCTTGAGAACGGTTCCGCCGTCGACCGCCGGAGCGACGCCGGTCTCATCGCCGGCCGGATAGGCGGCGCGTGCGAAACCCGGAAGGGCTTCATTGATCTGCGCTCGCGTGATGTTCTTGTCGTTGGCGAGCCGCTGAACCTCGGAGACGAGCGGCGAGCCGTCGTCCGTCCAAAGCTTGTCGTTCTTGGGGTCAAACCCCTTGAGGATTTCTGCGATAGCTGCTTTCTCGGTGGGCATGTATCAACCTCATGGTTGGTGGGGGACAAATGGTGGCCCCCGGGGATTTCTCCCCGAGGGCCGGTGCTCGGTTCGCGACGCGGATTAAGGTGTCCCCCTCTTCATCCGCGCCGGTCCGGGCAAGCTCCGAATTACGGGAGCTGAGAGATATTGGTCGCGGAGCCGACGCGCCGCGCACCGTACTTCGTGAGCCGAGCGAAGATGATCGTAGTCGTGCTCGACAGCTTGGTGGCGATTCGGGTCAGCCACGCAAGACGCTGATTGTCATGCCGCAGCCGCGCGAACTTCGCGTGGCGCTGATGTCCGTTGTATTCGCGCGAGGCCGCGCCGAGCAGGCCGGAAGTGTTCGTTGCCATGGTGCGGTCCTCTTCCTGTAGAAAGGCCCGCCCGAATGTGGGCGGGCCGAATTGATTCGAAGCCTACTCGGTGGCGCCTCAGCTCTCGCGAGTGATGAGGCGGGCGAGCTTGATCTGCTTCCGCTCCGGGAACACACGCACCCACGAGTGATGGTACGCGAGATTGTTCGCGGTGGCGGCGTTGGTCGGGCCGCCCTCGGAAGCCGGGCTGCCGACGTAGGCGTGGCCGACCGGATGGATACACCACTCCACGCGGTTGTAGAGGGTATCAGAGCCGGAGCCGTTGCCTCGATCCGGGTTGCGGAAGACCTCGGTCGGGACGATGGGCGTACCGACACCAAGGCGGAAGGAGCCCGGGCCGACAAGCCACGTATGGTACACGCCGGAAGCGGTCTGCGCGCCGTTGGAGCTGTCGCCGGCCGGGTTGGGCATGCCATCGTCCACGATCACCCGACGACCAAGGAAGGTCGGGATATTGACCTTGCCCTCGGAATCCGGGATGAAGTCGATCAGGTTGTTCTTCTGCGCCGTCGAGTAGACGATGGAATGCATGAACACGGCGGTCACGTCCTCGGCGGCGTCGCCGAGCAGCGTTGCGGTGTCGATGAAAGCCGACGCGGAGAAGTTGGTCACGCCATTGGAGAACGTAACACCCGAGATGTCGTGGGTGAGATCGTTCTGCACGCCGTAGGCCGCATTGATGCCGAGCTGACCGGAACGACCGAGGGTCGGATCGGCAAGCGCGTTGTTGGCGAAGATGCCGTTGGCGACGGCGACGAACGCACGCTGGAGGCGCCGCACCCAATAGTCGGACACGCGGCTCGCGATGCTCTGCATCGGGTCGGAGCCGGCGAGGGCGGTAGCCAGACGCATCGTGCTCCAGCTCGCGTTGCGCGACAGGCGCACCGCGACCTCGGCCGAGGTCTGCGTGATGTTCGGGGTCGAAGTGCTGTTCGGGTCATCGTTCGACACGTTCTCGGCCGGGTCGCCGATATCCTGCCACGACGGCACGGTGAAAGTCAGACCGCCGCCGGCAAGCAGGTTGTCGAGGAAGTCGTCACGGACCGCAACGCCGCTCTGGATGATGGCAGTCTTCTCCATCGTGAGCTGCTGGGTGTACGGAGTGAAAACGGCGGGGACGATGACGTCCGCGATTTGAGTGGACACGTTGACCATGTGCTGCTCTCCAAAGTGGGTGGGGGTCGCATAAGCATCTCCCCATGGAGAGCCTTGTAAACTCGTTGGCCGTGCTCATCAGCGTCCCGACATCGGGGAGATTAGCGTGCCAAATTGTGTCGCAAGACTACAGCACTAAATTCCGCTAAACAACTGGCATTTTCGTTCGAAGATTTAGGTCAGGCCTGTACCCGAAATAATCCACTCAGTCGTCGTGATCTTCTGCGCGACCGCGACGCCGTTAGCCGCGAGCGAGCGCGAGCCGGTCGTGCCGCCGGGCGACAGCCGCATGGTATCGGTCGTGATCGCGATCGTCACGACGCCGGCCGCATTTTGATTGACGAAAGTGATCTGGGTACCGACCGGATACGGAACGTTAGTGTTGCTGTCGATCGTGAAGGTGCGCGCGGTCGTGTCCGCCGAAGGATGCAGGATCGTATTGTTTGCATCGGTCGCAACGGTCGTATACGCCGCGCTCTTGGAGTTAGTCGCCATTGGAGTGAAACCATTGTATTGGCCACCCGTCGAGATCGTGCCGGCCGCGTTGCCCGGGAAGAAGTTGAAGTCGGCGCCGCCGCCCGTGATGCGCGACCCATTGTTGACGTTGAACTTGATACCCGTCGCAGCGCCGGAGAAGGTCGGGAACACGTGACCATAGGAGCCGTTCACACAGTTGATGAACTGGGTGAAAGCCGGGGTGCCCGTCAGCGTGACCGTTTGGTTTTGAATGCGCGCGATGCCCGCGAAGATCGTCTGCACGTGTTGCGCCGCGCCGCCCGAGATCGTGTAATTCGTGCCGACGTTGAGCGCCATCGCCGCAAACGACACGTTGACATGAACTCCGGTGCAGACCCCGAAGTCCCACTCGCCGAACGTAAGGATAGCGAGATTTGAGACCGTGAGGCCATCGCCCGAGCTTGTCGACTTGAAGCCGCGCGCCGTTGCAATCGAGCTGTTACTGAGTGCGAGGGCCGACGACAGAATGCAATTCGCGGGGGTCGTCGTGTCCCCCAACAGCGTCACGGTGCCCGTGCCTAGCGCCGGGCCGCTCATCGTGGCACCCGCGAACGTTCCGGTCCTGACCTGACCCGTAACATTGAAGGTCTTGATGTCGAGCGTCGCAAGCGTGTTGAAGAATTTTTGGATCGTCAGGAAGGCGCCGCCGGCCGTATCCGCGAGGCCGGTGTTCGTGTCTGCGCCATCCGTACGGATGTAATAGGTGCGATCGGCCGAGAGCTGTTCACGGACAGATGGGACCGTGCCCGGAGGGCCGGGCTGTCCATCTTCGCCGTCCGCGCCGTCCTGACCCGGAGGCCCGGGCGGTCCCCGAGTGTTCGAAGTATCGAGGAGCAGCCACTCCGTCGCGGCC